CAACGTTGATGATGTCAATAGCGTCACCAGATGGCTTTCCAAAATATCGTGCTGGGTCTTTAAGACAAAGTAGTTTGTAAACAATGTATGCACACGCTACTGTAGATGTAAAGTCTTTTCCAGAACCCTTACCAAGCTGTAGGATAACCTCATTCTTTGTGTATTTCTTGTAGTACCTGCGACCTTCTGTGTCGCCCATAATGTCAATCAAATCTTCTAGCTTATAGATTTGACTCATTGCTTCAACAATGTCATACTGAACTTCAGACAGCGGTGGCTGTCCTAGATAATCTGCACCCTCTACGAATGTGCGAGCATCTACTGGTGTTTCAGCAAAGTTATTGTTCTTTAAAACTTCAAAGAACTCATTAAACATTGTTGACAATAGTTATGACCTCTTGTTCTTTAGATACCTGCGACAGCCTACGCATAATCTCGTCACGAATTTGTGGATATTCACTAGCAATATCACGAAGGATGTTTACTAGGATATCCTGCTTACGCTCAATCTCTAGCATCTCTTCTGCTAGCTCTTTGTTCTCAAGCAAACCAGCTTTCTGTAGCATATCAATACGAGTCTTCTCAAGGTCCATCACCAGCTTAATACCTGCAGTCTTAGCCCCTAGGTTTGCTGTGGTGGTTGCTTCGTCAATAACTTCGTACGCCTTGCTAATTAGCTTGCTGTAGTGTGTATCAGCACCTGCCAATGCCTCTTTAGCTCTAGCACGAATAGCAGCGTTGTCGGAAGCCAGGGTACGCCACTGAGTAATGTGTGCCATTACCTTTTGTCTTGGCAAGGCTAACGCTTTTGAAATTTGGGTAGGCTCTTCGCCCTGGAGATACTTCTCCACAACTTTGTTCATCTCATCTAGATGCTCAACTGTTAAGTCTTCAATCGACACGCTTACTCCTCTTGCCCTTTGTTGGTACACGCTTTACACGCTCTACCTTAAAAGAACGGAACACGGATGGCACCTTGTTGATAATTTCAAAACAGTCTACCCACTGAGCACCAGTCTCAGTATTAGTCACAAAGTATTCAAACTTAAACTTGCCACCGTATTCATCCTTTACTTTAATTGTATCACCACGATTGATTTCAAATCCATTAATTACAACAGAGTTTTCTCTACTAAACTTAGTAGCAATAACTGGTGTGACATATTTTTTCCTGCGTCCCATTACCTACTCTCTCCCTGTAGTCGTTTAATCTCGTCTTGGATGTAAAAGATAGCTTTCTCTAAATCTTGAATAGTCTTTTTCTCGTCTTTGAGCCCTGCTCGCCAAAGATATTTGAATGCGTTACCAACATTAAAGTTGCGGTGTCTAGTAATTTGAATACACTCAACACCGCTGGGGTCAGAGGTATAGTGTGGTGGGTGGTTTACTTGGTCTACTGTAATCTTTAGGTTGTCGCTCATCTTTTTGATTTCCTTAATCCGAACTTGGCTAGATAGACGTAGATTGTTTCCACGCTAGTACCGCATTCTTTTGCAATCTCTTGTGGTGTTTTTTTATCGGCATGGAAGCGTTTCTTTAACCATGCTTCACTAGTATACAGTTTATTTGCCATAATGTCAATACCCAAATGCCTTTTCCCAGTTTGATAGTGCCCAGTGTCCGATTGCACAAGCATCTGCAACATCATCATCTGTTAGTTCTTTGTCATAGTTTATATTAACAAAGTTGATTGTTCTCTGCTTACGAATGGAGCGTTCTTCATTTTTAAACCAAGACACAGACTTGCCAGGATTCTTCTTAGCAATCTCTGCCTTTTCTTCTTTGGTTAGTTTCTTATTACCAATAAAGTTCTGCCATGTCATTGGAGATACGGAACCGATTCTCTTTACCCCAGCCATTCCTGCAGCCCCTAGCAATGCTCCCTGCAGCGTAGCAAGCTGTGCTGCTGTCTTAGGGCTGTTCATAAATACCGTGTGCTCAATAATAACTGCATCAAAATCAAACTTATCAAAGAAGGCTTTTGTCTTCTTGGCAGCATCAATTACCTTATCGAAGGTTGTAACGCCAGCAAAGTTAATCTTGCCACAAGCAATAATCTTTTTGCCATCAAATACAGCAAATGCCAGGCTATTTGTGCTAGCGTCAATAGCACAGAACTTCTTTGGTTTCTCTTTTAGCTTACTTAGATTCATCGTTGAGCATCCTTTTTATGTCTTTAAGTGCTTTAGAAACATCGCTTGGATTAACATCACAAAGCTCACACAACTGAGTATCATTATACATTGATAAGAGATTACCACAAGACTTGCAGAACCTCTTTACCAATGCCCTCTTTTTTGTTCGCTCTTGTATGTAGCGTTGAGCAATCTTTTCTTTAGTTGCTAACGCCCTACAGTCTGCAGAACAGTAAATCTGATACTTTACTTTTTGTGTGAACTTGTTGTCACACCAATCACAATGCTTTATCATCCAATGGCTCCAGAGATTTGATTTTAATCACTCCAGAACCAGCATCGTTACACGCATCCTTGATAGGACAGGTCTTACAAATTTTAGAATTTGAGCGATAGTTTTTCTCTGGCAGGGTCTTGTCTTCCCAAGCCTTTCGAACATTTCTCATCCACTCAAAAGCGTTCTCTACCCACTTAAAATAGTATTCATTCAACTCAACAGGGAAGATTAGCAACTCGTGATTATTCTTGTTTTCATAAATCAGAATTGCTTTGCTTCTGTTAAGAATCTTCATATAGATAAGCAACTGGATAAGGTGTCCAGTCTTTGGCTTACCTGCTACCTTGCGATACTCAAAGCCTTCGTTGGGCATGGTCTTGATTTCACCAAGTAGGTCCATACCTTCCCAGTCAAGAATAACGTCACCATATCCAAAGATTGGTGGGTCGTCATAGGTGACTTTGAACTCTGAGTCTTTTAGGATACCTGCGTTGCCCATAGCTTCCTGGATACGTTCGTGTGACTTTGTACCAGCAGTCATGTTTGCTCCGCCATAGGCATCTGCATTGTCAGTAAACACAGCACCCTCAAAGGCTAGATACCAGTAACGAGGACATTCTCCATGAGAGAACGCAATTGTACTTGGTGCAAATGTTTTTTTAGTTTGAAACTTATCAACACGGTTTACAATATATCCGCTTTGAATCTTTTCAATTAGTCCCTGTTTGTCAAGGAACGAAGGCTGCGAAGAAATCTTGTCTTCTACCTTAAGCATTACCTGTTGCAATAAACTTTTTGCCATATCAACACTAGCGAGCGATATATTTAAGAGCCGATACGAGGTTGTTGATAGCCTCAGCAGCGGTGTAATAAATATTCTTTTTCGCTCTGTCTCCTTTTTCTACGTTAGTTAGCCATGTGGCTTTGAAGGACATTTTAGCTGCAATTGCTTGCAAGCGTACAATCTCCACGGTTGCAACATTTAGTGGAATATCTGGCTTGAGAATAAGCTTTGCAATGAAGGTAAGTGCTGTTGCAAGCTCTTCGTCTTCCATGTAATCAGCAATCTCTGACAAGCCATTGATTTGTTCAATCGTTGTTTTTGTTTCTGTTTCCAAGTTAATTCCTTAATCGTTGTAGTTCTATTATACACCATCAGATAGGATTTGTTCAAGTAGGGAAAGTTCTATTACTGCCAGTCTTGTTTTAATACCTGAATCTCCAAGTACCACCACAATAGCAGGGTCATTGCCATTACGGATAGCATCCGTAACAGCCTTAGCCCATACCTCTTTGTTTAGTGTAAATGACTTGCCAACCTCTTTGAAATCAACTGTGAAGTTTTCCCAAGAAGCATCGCCCTTATGGGTTCCACGACCAGAGTTCTTGTGCTGTTTAGCACCAATACGCTTACTCTCGCTCTTCTCGCTCAAAGTCTCCCTTTCTCTTTTTCTTTGCAAAGCTTACAACGCTAACGTGCTTTTCAGGACACATCCAAGTTAGCTCCTTAGTGCTTGGATAAGAGCGTAGGCTCTTTACTTCAGCCTTGCAGGTATGACAAACAAATTTACCTTGGTAGATATTATACTTCGCCATTGACCTGTGCCTTAATAGAGTCTTGCAAGTCTAGGTCCTCACGAACACGATTTACAAATGCTTCTCTACCCTGCAGCTTAGAGCCATCTGGTAGGATGTACCAGGCTCCTGTGCGACTTACGATACCCATCATCTCTGCAGTATCCACGAGGTCACCAATGCTATCGACACCAACGTCCCCACGGAAATAAAAATCGTACTCCCCAGACTGGAAGGCTGGCGATGTCTTGGAGAATTGGACTTCCCAACGAACCTTGCGTCCAACCTTTTCCTCAATGAGCTTATCTCCAACAGCAATCTTTCCTTTAATAGCCTGATTGTCTGATTCGGAACTGAATAGTTTGATAACTGTCGATGAATAAAACTTAGTAGCTTGACCACCGCTAGGCTGCTGAGAAGTATACATAGCAGAAATATTGTTCCTAGACTGGCTAATAAGGACAAGCATAGTAGGCTTAACTTTGTTATTAGCGTAGTTGAGCATCTTCCAAGCGTTGCTAAAGTCTCTTGACTCAGCACCGATTTGCTTAGTGTTTTCAAGTTCCTTAAGTTCATCAGTTCCCTTTTCAAAGTAGATTGCTGGTAGTAGCGAAGTAATTGAGTCAATCACAATCATGTCTACACCTGCGTTCATAAGTGCTGTACCTACGTCTACCATCTCATTGATAGTACGAGCCTGTGATACGATAAGGTTATCTGTATCTACCCCAAGTCTCTTAGCCCAGTCTTCTGAGTAAGACATCTCGGCATCAATCCAGGCACATAGCTTTCCCTCTTCTTGAGCCAAAGCAATCATCTGTAGGCATAGGGACGACTTTGCAGACGACTTGCTGCCCCAGATAAGCACCTGGCGACCATATGGCAATCCACCATTAAGAGCACGGTTTAGACCATAGCTAGGGGTCTTCTGGAACGTTGTGGTAAACCCTACGCCATTGCTAAGACGCTTTCTAATCTTTGGGTCTAGCAAGGCTAGAGCCTCTTCCATAGTTGTCATTAAAACTTTACCCCATGCTTCTGTGGTCGTGACTTGTTGAAAGCAGTCTTTTTTTCAAATGCTTCGTCAAGTGATACGTTTGTGTATTCGTGCTCAAGCAATCCTGCATACAGGTCAAGTGTGCGGATAAGAATATCTGCCACTTCGTCTGCTACTGCCTCTGGACCGTGTGACTTACGAATAGCCTCCATAACCTCTGTAGCCTCTGATACAATCATCATTAGCTGCTTGGTCATAAAGATATCTACCTGCTCTTGCGGAGCATCCTTAATCACATCCCAGAAACCTTTTTCTACTGCAACCTCGTGCAGGTGTTGCGATACTTCATCAAACATTAAATACATCCTCCATAATTGTTGTTCCGTCTTTAGTTTTACCCAAAGAGAATTTGTATACGTTTCCCTCGTCAATCTTCATGTAAGCCTTGGAGAAAGCCGTAGGGAATACTGTAACGCTGTGTAGCGTCCGTGTAGCGTCTGCTAGCACTAGGGAAGCCATCTTCTTACCTGTCTTGGTAATTCGTGGCTTGAATGATACCACAAAGAGTTCGTCCTCTTTGTATGGCAGCATACGGAAGTTAAGAATCTTAATCAGTCCGCTAGTGCTACCCTTGATTTCGTCAACAGGGATTGCTGTGACGATACGATTGTCGCTTGCTAGAATAATGTAAGTACGACCTGCTTCGATAGTTGACTGCTCTTCATCGAAGATACCAACACTACCAGTCTTATCTAGAATCTCAACTCGTGACCAACCTTTGCCACGCTTGATACCCTTGACCATGCCCATTAGAATAAACGAACCTTTTTCCTCATACTCTTCTACGTCATTGATAAATGCGTGATAGTGCTGTGGAATTGATACGTTAAACTCTGGTAGGTTTAGGTATTCGTAAAGATTCTCTTTAACTTCTTCATCATTCCTAGGATTATCATCAAAAGTTGCAGCACCAATAAGACGAAGAGCTTGCAGGGCACGGCTATTAACACCATTGCCCTTGCCAAAACTAAACTCCTCAAGTTGTTTGTAGGAGCTAAAAGGGCGAGCAGCAATATACTTAGAAGCAATGTTGTCAGAAATGTATTTGATTGCTGAAAGTCCAAAGCGGATTCCCTTTCCTTCGATTGTAAAGTCAATGTCTGAGTCGTTGATGTGTGGTAGGCGGATAGGAATACCCATACGCTTTGCTTCGATTAGGTACTCTGTGCGAGCATCTTTATCACTTTCGTTCTTAAGCAATGAATACATAAACTCAATTGGATAGTGATACTTCAACCATGCTGTCCAGTATGATAGCGTTGAGTATGCTACAGCGTGAGACTTATTGAATGAATACCCTGCGTGAGCCTCAAAGTCGTGCCACAGGTCTTCTGCAACGTTTGGAGACAGGAAGCGTGAAGCACCTTCAACAAACTTGTCTTGGAACTGCTTGAACTCTTTAGCATCCTTTTTCTTACCAATAATTTTACGAACCTTGTCAGCTTCTGCCATGGTCATTCCACCAAGTTCAGTACAAGCAAGCATAACTTGTTCCTGATACAAGATACATCCGTAGGTCTCTTCAGTAAACTTCTTCATGTTAACGTGCTTGTAGTCTAGGTTCTGCTTACCGTGCTTACGAGCAATGTAATCTTTACCAATGGTGTTCATGGCACCTGGGCGAACTAGAGCGTTAGATGCAGCAAGTTCGTTGAAGTTTTTGACACCCATTTTAACTAGCAAGTTGGTATATGGTGTAGCTTCACACTGGAACACGCCCTTAGTAAAACCGTCAGACAGCATAGCATAAACATTCTTGTCTTCCATATCAATCTTGTGTAAGTCAATCTTATCGTTGGTACGCTCCTCAACAATCTTGAGGGTGTCTTGAATAACAGATAGGGTCTTTAGACCTAGAGCATCAATCTTGATTAGACCAATACGCTCTGCTTCTTCCATGTCTACCGCCACCACAGGGATACGCTCCTTATTGCCAGGACTAGTGCGTGTTTCTAGTGGTGCGAACTTAAAGATAGGCTCCTTGGACGTTACAACACCTGCAGCGTGGATACCAGTACCACGAATACGACCACGCAACTGCTCGCCATACTCTTCAATCTCTGGATATTTGTCACGGAACTCTGCAGTTGACTTAGATGTCAGATACTCGTCCCAGTCGTCTACAAGTTTAAGTACCTTGTTAACGTCAGGTAGTGGAATGTTTAGAACACGAGCCACGTCACGAACGATACCCTTGCCCTTGAATTCAAGGAATGTTGCGATGGACGCAACGTGACGGTATTGACGAACTAGGTAGTCCTTAACTTCTTCACGGCGTGAGTCTTGGATATCTGTATCAATATCTGGGAAGTCATTACGCTCTGGGTTAATGAAACGGAAAAACAGAAGACCATGCTGGATAGGGTCAACGTCTGTGATACCAAGAGAGTAGCAAAGCAGCGAACCTGCAGCAGAACCACGTCCTGGTCCCACCATGATATCTTCTTTCTTAGCCCAGTTAATCATATTACGAACAACTAGAAAGTAAGGTCCAAACTTCTTGTCTTTGATAACAGAAAGCTCTTCATTAAGTCTGTCCAGATATTCTTTGTTGGTGTGTAGCCCACGCTTAGTAAGACCCTCAATGGCTAGTTCATATAGCTCTTGGTCTGGGTTAACATACTGTGCTGGAAGCAAATCTAGATTATCTTGAATCTCATAGTCTTCAATCTGGTCTGCAATGTCCTTGCTGTTCTGGTACATATCCTCACGGTCAATACCCTGAGCAAGCATAGCGTTACGCATCTCTTCGTCAGACAGTAGGTGAATTTCGAAGTCCTTAAACGACATCTGACGGTCTGCACCATACAGGTAGTCTAGCTTATCCATAAGGTTGTCGTACTTCTGAGTACCAGCGAAAGTTACTTCTTTCTCAGTTTTATTAGAGTATGAGTTTAGAATAAGCTTAAGTTCTTGGATATCACGCTGTGACTTGTCTGCGTGGTGGCAGTCTGGAGTTACGACAGGCTTAATTCCAAATTCATCTGCAAGGTCAAGCAGCATTTTATTTACTTCTGCAGGGTTGTGTGGCATTACTTCGATGTAGTAGTCGTCACCAAAAGTATCCTTAGCCCACTTGATGTGCTCCTTAGCTACCGCCAGGTTGTCTGCTTCGATAGCCTTGCACAAGAATCCTGAAAGACATCCAGAAGTAATGACTAGACCTTCTTTGTACTGCTCTAGAATGTTCCAGTCCATACGAGGCTTCTTAAAGAAACCCTCTGTCCAAGCAAGCTCATTAAGCTTGTTAAGGTTCTCTAGACCTACTTTGTTCTTAGCAAGAATAACAAGGTGGTTGTAGTTTAGGTTTAGTAGGTCTGTCTTGTCCTTTTCTTCGTGGTCGAAGCGGTCTTTACAGATGTACCCTTCGACTCCAAGGATTGGCTTGATACCTGCTGCTTTGGCAGCACGATACATCTCACGGTGACCAGATAAAGAACCGTGGTCTGTGATTGAGATAGAAGTCATACCCACAGATACAGCACGGTCAACGTACTCTTGTGGTGTAGCAATGCCATCAAATAGGCTGTAGTGTGTGTGAACGTGAAGTGGAGCGTAGCTCATTATTTCCTTCGTTAGTAATAAAAGTTTGTGTGGGGCAGTTTGTAGAGATGCCCAGCTCTATGTTTTACCAGTCGGTGTTGCTTGAAGTTACCGAAGCGGTCTGACCAAAGCCGAAGTAGAAGTTCTCCTGCTCTGCATAAGGAATCTCACGGACAACCTTTTCAAGGTCGAATGCTTCAGCCTCTCCCCAGGTGTATGGCTCTGAGTCTGGCTTGGTTGGAAGCAAGGTGTAGCTGGTCTCAGTTCCCTGACCGTTACGCTTAATCTTCCACTCAAGGTTTGAGATAGAACCAGTCTCTAGAGCATACTCACGAATGGTGTTGAATGCTGACTGCTTGCTGATACCCTGTGACCAAACAGCCACATAAGGTGCTTCTGTGCTGTCGTCAATAATAACGTTGCAATAGAAGCGGAGGCGTGAACGCCAACCTGACTTTGGCTCCTTGCGAGCCATCTCACAACCGTAGCAACGACCCTCTGAGTCAATGGTACAGGCTGCCTTAAGCTTGTAATCCTTTGGATTAGTGTGTTCTGCGATTACTACTGAAAGTCCACGACCCTCGTTGTAGTTCGCTGATTCGCTGTCTAGCTCTTCAACAAAACGAATCTTAGCAGACTGTCCATCGGCTAGTTTTACCCAGCGAATCTTCTGTCCACCGTTTGCAGTGCTGTCATATTTTGGCTTGTCAACTAGTGCGTTGATGTCTTTTAGCCCTCTAATTACGCTCATAATATTCTCCTTATGTTTTTAGCGGATTACTAGTTTAGCATACCAGCGATAGTATTGTCAAATGATTCTTCAAGATTCTTGATTGCTTCATCTGACATATCGCCAATATCCTTATATTGTTTATCTAATTTGATAACGCTAACACGACTGCCAAGTCTTTCAATAAGCTTGTCTTTCATGTTACCGCCAGCTTCATCGTTATCTGCAATGACATATATTTCATTGAAATACTTTTGAAGTAGGTCTGTTTGTATCTTGGATACATTTGCTCCAAGAGTTGCTACAGCAGGAAAGCCACACTGGTCAAGTCGAATAGCATCAAATGATGATTCAACTACATAGACTTTGCTAGATGCTTTTACTCTGTGTAGATTAAATAGGACTTTACTCTTTGGTAGTCCTGGTGTATTCTTAAAGTCTTTACCCTCTACGGACCTGCCCACAAACCCCACTGAAACGCCTTCAGGGGACGCTACAGGGATTGTAACCATGTCTTGCTTCTCACTATACCCCAAGTCGAATTTGCGGATTGAAGCCTCGTTTATGAGCCTTCCAGAGTAGTATCGCAATGCTCTAGGAGAGTCTAGTGCTTGCTGGTTTAGTCTCTTAATCTGCAATTCATCGTATGGTATATAGTCTGGTTTTACTACTAATGCTTGATTAATCTGATAAGAAAGGTCAGTCTCTGTTTCTTTGGACTTAATAAAACGTACCGCCTCAAAGTAGGTACGGCTAGAAGTATGCATAACAAAAGCAGTTAGGTCACAAACGTGCTGACAGGAGAAGCAAAAGAAAAAGCCAGAACGCTTGTCAATTTCTCCAGCAGGTGAGCGATGGTTATTGTGGAATGGGCAGAATATAATATAGTCTGAATCTACTTCTGATTCGACGTTGATTCCTGACCCTGCAAGGATTCGCCTAATTTGTTCTGGCGTGTATACGCTACTGTTCCGTCTATTCCTGTAATCCATTCGCTCTTTCTTCTTCCTACATATGTTCCGTACATTGATAATTGAAATGTAAAATATTCTGTTTTGCTATTAAATTCTATCGTAAAATCTGGGTCAATGTCAAGCCTTGGCACATATCCAGATAGACGCATTTCTGCGGTGACTAACCTAATATATTCAGTTTTAAGTCTACCGATAGTTGCTTCATCGTGGATTTGACCATCCAAGAAAAAATGTCTAATTGGTTTATGGTGTATGTTGCCCATACTCCATTATAACTAGTTTTCTTCAAAGTCCTTATATCGGTAGTAGCCCTTGTCAAAGTCGGCTTGAACAATGAATTCACCCATAAAACCGTTACGGTTCTTACGGAATACACACTCAATGATGTCAGAGTTGGTGGCACGACCTAGAGCAAGTACCCAGTCAGCATCGTATGCAATCTGACGTGACCATGCAGTCTGTCCAAGTGTAGGAACAGTATCAAGTTTGTTAACGTCGTCAGGTGTTGCAGACGAGATAGCAATGATAGGCATCTCTTCGCTAATAGCCATAAGCTTTAGTTCACGAGAAAGGTTCTTCATTCGTACCGTCTCGTTGTCAGACTTCTGGTTGGGAGACATAAGTTGCAAGTAGTCTACGATTACGAGGTCTGGCTTATACTGGTCAATCTTGCCACGAATAACTGATGGAGTTACTTCTCCACCAGAATCATTAGAGATAATGTGAAACTCTGGCTTGCCAGCAAGCTCCTTCTTGTGCCAACGCTTTAGGTCTTCAATCTCAACCTGACCATTAGACATCTTTCTGTGTGACCACAGACCCTCACCCATGATTGTAAATACACGGTTACGAACTTCTGTCTCCGACATTTCTAGAGAGATGATTAGTGGCGACTTGCCTTGTTTCCATGCTTGTACTGCAAAGTACAGAGCCATCCACGACTTACCGATACCTGGGTAGGCTAGGAACACTCCTAGCTGACCTGGAGTAATGCCAGCAGGTAGATAGTTGTCAAAGCCAGCCAAGCCAGTCTTGATGCCAATAGAGCCTAGTGCCTGTTGCTTTGCTAGATTCTCAAAGTATAGAACTGCTGAGTCAAGGTCTGTTGCGTCAATGTCACGAATGACCGCTGTGTTCTTCTTTAGCTCAGAGGTCTTTGTGATTAGGTCTTCTAATGCCTTGGTTCCCTGACCAGCCTGTACTTCTGCAGCAGTTGAGCGTAGGACATCTTTAAGGCTATCATTTAGAAATTCTGCCTGTAGTTCTTCTAGGTGATACTTGGTAGCACCAATGCCATCAACAGGAATGAAGTCACGGAACTTTTCTATAACTAATGAGGTTGGTGGCACAGTGCCATTTGCTTCAGAGTAGTTGCGAATAAATGTCCAGATATCAGTATGAGTTCTAAGAATGTTCTCTACGTTTGCCTGTAGTAGTACGTGTACCTGCTTGTCTTGTAGTACCGCTGAAATTAGCTTTGATTCTGTATTAGTCATTTAACCACTCCTTGGCTTTCGCCCTACGTTCTGCTCTTTCTTTCATGTCTTGCTCTAGTTGCTGTCTTGCATCTATAATTTTGTCTGCATAGTTAGCAAAGTATTTCCAGGTTGGAGTCTGGCTAACTGAAAAGTAATACTCTAATAGGTCATAGCATTCTGGTAGACCATAGGATTCAATCAGAGCGTCTGCAGCCCACTGCTCAACGTTAAGGTTGAGGGTTACTCGTTCTTCATAATGTTTAGTGTGAAGCTTTGCGTAACGAGAAAGCAAAGCCATTCGGTCTTTGCGTTCAGCCATTATTTACCGTCAGTCTCTGACTGTGCTTCCGCTACCTTTTCGGTTAGTTTCTTCTCTACAAATCCGTAGACACGCTCAAATGCGTCATTGGTGTTTTCACCCTCACGCTTGTTATCGGTTACGCTAATGTCAATGCGTAGCGACTGAAAGTTGCCTAGGTTAAGCGTATAGCCTAGACCTACTGTTACCTTAGTTTCTTCGTTGTTCATACCCTACTGCTCTCTCGTTAAATTTCTTCGTTCCAAACAGGAATGAAGCGACCATCTTCGGTCCTTGTATAAGTAAGTATACCATCACCCATACGCCTTGTCAACTCCTGTTTAGTAGGAGTTATATCATTAGTAATCAGCTTATCTTTGCGTGGTTGTCCAATGTGGTAGGTAGCTAGTATATCACGAATTTCATGAACCTGCAACTCGGAGTAATAGCTTCTGACCTGCCATCCAGTTGCCCCACCTTTTTGGCTACCTGTTGGATGTGGAATAATACCACGTTTCATTAGACTTGGCATATATTTTTTGTGTCGGTTTACTAGGATTGCTGTTTCGCCAACAGTGTAGGCTTTCTTACGATTACGCTTAAAGTCTGTAACCAAACAGCTTTCAAGTCTGTCTTTGTTTATATTGTAAACTGACATGATTCCGTTAGAACGGTTTAGGTGGTGTGTTCTTACTAAGTCTCCATTTAAAAACCAGACTTTTTTGCTACCTGGAATTACTGGAGCACTGTTATATGCTTCTCTGTCCATAGACTATCCTAAGATACTTGTGCTGCTGATACACCAATAGCAATAAAGTTAACAGCAATCTTTGTTTTTTTATTATCTGAATTAAAGATAACTGAAAAATTAACGCTGTTTAAATTTGTTTTTGTAATTACAACAGAGACACCAAGAGTATTGTTTTTAATACCTCCAGTATCTGTTGTTGGCGTAGCTGTAACTACTGGCTCATACAGAAAGTTTTGATTAAAAAAGAATGTTCCATTAACCACATCATTGGTTGCTGTGTTGTTGTCTGTTGTAATTTCTTTTCTTCCAGTAACAATAGATAGTTGTGATGTTGGAATTTTCATTTTTGGAACACTTGTACTAATAGAGTCTACAATTCGTGACTGCCTACCCCGATTTCCAAGGTCGTCATTAAGTCTATTAATTTCTGTAACAATGTCAGAAACATAGCTTACGTCGATTGCTGTTCCGTTTGCAGGTGTTGGTAAATGTCCCATAATTTAATTATACCATACCTTAAATTTCTCCGCCATCAAAGTCTGGGGCATCATAAATTGTGTCTGAAACTACTTCTCCAAACCCTAATGACGAAATTGTAGAAGATGAAACTAGTTTATCATGTGTTGCTATTTGAACTAAAAATTTTCCGTATGCTGCTCCGCTAGGAATTAACAAGGAAAAATTATTTGCTGCAACTACTGCTACGTGTTCATAATTATCTACCGACCAGGTTGGAGAACTTGCTGTAGACCATTGCACAAAAACATCTGCTAAAGAAGATTGCAAAATTGAAGCACCAACAGTTTCCCACTGCAACAAAATATATCTTTCGTCTGGACTTACTGTTGCAGACAGGGTATTTTGAATTTGTCCAGACTGCAGTAAATCTTGAACAGTATTTCCTTCAAACTCATAGAGACCTGACCATTGAGAGGTCAAAGAGCCGTCGTCTGAAACAATTCTATATCTAACAAAATATTTAGTGTCAGAGCCAACTAATGGCAATGAGTTGCTTAAAAATTCAGCTTTCTTAATAGGCATTACGACACATCCAACGCAAATCTAAATTCAATATAGCTTGTTGAGCCTTCTGGTTTTTCTATTGGTCTTGGATAGTCTGTTGAAACCATGTCTGCTGATTTAATTTTTGTATACCCAGCCAAAGAGTATCTATCATCTACTGAGGCTAGATTTTCAAATCTCAGTCCATCAAAGGCTATGTAATCGTCGGTTGAAGATGTTCCTGAATTTGAAGCATTTGCAAAAATCTTTACAGAGGTGACATCTTTCCAAGCAAAGCTAGATGTTTTTGTTACGTTTTTTAGCAACTCTGAGTCATAGATATACATTTCGTTACCGCTTGCTGCTGTGCCTGAATAAGAATATGTGGCTGTTTCTGCTGCATCTGTTGTAAAAACTATTTTAATCTGAACTAATGAAGGTGGTGTGGTATCCAAAGCATTTTTAGCAATTAATGAAAACACAAATCTTAGTTCATCTGTCACAATATTGCTATTGTCTAGGTCTGGTAGTGTTGGTTGTGAAATAAAAATATAATCTCCAGAAGTATCTAGGTTACCGCCAGATAGTGCAGTCAGGTCTCCACGTACAACAACAGAGCTATTAAAAAATCTTGGCTGCTCTCTTTTATCTAGCCTATCATCACTTCTAAAAATTGCATTGTCAGAAGCAAGAAAAAAAGCTTTTGCTGTTGTATCTATATTTTGTTCTGAGTCAACAATGTCTGTTTCAATATCTAGGCTTGTTACTACTGAAGAGAGTGATTTTTGCCAGACTTCGTTTGTAGTAAAAGAAAAAATAGACTGGCTCGGGATTGAGCCAACAATATTATTTGATTCTGCTGGATAGACTCCAACCTCAGTTATTCCATACCTAGAGTCTGCTGGAATTTCTGCAGTAAAAATAATTTGCTGCTCTCCATCAATTACATTTGTTGTTCTTGAAATAATAGGAAATCTTGCCATTTCAAAATCTAGGCTAGTCTTTGTTGCATATGAGTATGTGGTTGCATCGGTACTAATACTTTGGTTTGAGCCAAGAACATTTGGTCCACAGCCGATGGCAATGTGTGAGGCAAAGGCTGCTGTTTGACCAGTTAGGTATTTTCCAAGTAGTGTTATTCCATTATTAGTTATCATGTGTATATTGTACCATCTTTCACTCCTTCTGGGATTATAAACTCTACCTCTATTCTTTCATTTGTGAAGGTATTTTTTACATGAACTATCAAAGAATTTGTTGTTTTATCAAAATAAACTACTGACCTTTTTGACGCATTTTCTTCTAGTGGATATTCTTCATTAAGTTCTTGTTGTGTTGGAACATACTTTGTAATATCAAAATTAAATAGTGTCAGGTACGTGCTTACGTTATCTGCGTTTGGTGATATGGCTAATGGATTATATTCTAACGCAATGTTTGACAAATTTTTAATTGGCGAATACTCTTGATTGATTCCAGCAATTTGGTCGTGTCTTGTTAAAGTAATAAGTTCTCTACCACCAATATCCATAAGAAATAGTCTTGCTAGTTCTGCTTCGGATTCTTCATTGGGTAGCTTGATATCTGTGGTGTTAATTTTACTTACTTCTGGTGCTGGCTTTATGTTTCCGCCATCGCCACCATATCTTTCTTTGGCAGCTTCTACACCAGTTTCTGGTCTACCAGGAGTAAATCCTGCGAATGGTGTTGCTTCGATGGTGGTATTTGCATTATTTGCTAAAATTAATAGACCAGCAGCTCCAGCACCAAGAGCAAGTTTGGTTCCCCTGCCAGTTTTATCTCCTGGCATAGAGTTTCCAAATTTTCCTCCTGGAAGTGGATTAAATGGATTTCCACTTCTTGGTCCACCAGAAGCTGAACCCAGTGTTGAACCAGACCAGCCCCACTTAGAAGTATTAGAGTTATTACCAGAGCCTGTTCCTGTGTTACTTGTATCTGACATTACTGCACCTCACTTAAATAAAGTGTATGTTCTGGACCAGCTTCACCATACTTATACTCCATAGAGTATACAACATATCTTGAATCTTTAAGCGAAACCTGACCAATATCATTTTCATCAACATAGTCTATTGTAACAATATCTCCAAGTTGTGCATATGGTGTTCCAAATGTTTGTAAGCCAATTGCTTTTCTAGGTTTAGATATTTTGGAAATTACCCACCCCATAATTTCATTTGCATCGTCTTGTGTTTGAATAAATGGAGCTTGTAGTTCAAATGCTTTTGTTCCATACGTTAGCCTACTATTTTTAATGTCAACATAGTCTTGGTATAGGTCGGCAGTAGCTAGGCTGTTTCCGTAGAATGATGGATTAGAAAAGTCTGATTTTTTATTATAGTAATCATCTACAGTTAAAGACATACTAACATCATCTGTTAAAGCTACCCCTTGAATTCTTAGATTGTTTCCTCCTGTGTTCAACATAAGAATATTATCTGTACAGTTAAAGACTAAAAATTCTGCACCATATGGCGTAGATTTAAATCCAGAAACAAAGTATCCTTTTAAGTCTGTAAAGGTTGGAGAAATTTTTGCATAAAGTGCTGGATATGCCTTATCATACTTGATATCAAAGTATGCTGCTTCACGCATAATGGTTCCAAATTCATCATAGTAAATACTATACTTTGAGCCAGACGTTCCAATGCTTGCAAGCATACTTGACCTAATTAGTCCACTAATTGCATATTTAGTAATTGCTTCGTGTGATGTAATTGCTGTGTCGTCAAACACGTTTGTTGATTGTATTGGTGGTTTAGCAATTGTTTTTTCTCCACCTTGGTACGCATAATTTTTGCTAAGTGCGTATACATTTTCAAAAATTGCTTCTGTTGAGCCTCTAACAAATAGTGCAACGTTTTTCTTTACTGGCAAAGCGTTTTTATCTTCTTCAATTGCAATCAAATTTCCATTTAAATATAAATAAAACTTTTTAGATTTTTTACCAGTAACCTCATACTCTACTGCTAGGTCAAACACTGTTTGCAGTTCTTCGCCATATAACCTTGACTGTCCTACAAATTCTCCACCATCTGGTAAAATTTGAGTCCTTCCAGACCAAATTAATTCTGGAATTGCTGGTGCTTCGTTATTTGCAGCAGCTGCATTTTTTTGCACCTTATAAAAAAATACATTGTTTATGTTAACTTTGTCAGAAGTATAGTCAATGTTTCCCAATGAAACAATTTCAAAAAAGTATCCAGTGTTTTTAGACGAGTCTAACATAAAAGCTATTCCTGTAGAGCCACCTGGATTTAGTAGTGATGAATAATATTGTACTGGATTTTTTAATTCTGCTACACCTGCATAGCTTCCGTCCTGATTTTTAGCTGGTTTTCCAGCAATTCTTACTCTAGTTCCAAAGTGAGTAAACTTATTTAGCAGCTGTTTATTAACATATGTAATGAAGTCTTTCCCATTAATCTTGTTTTTATTTAAAGCTTTTTCAGATGGTCCACTTAAAACAAGTGCTGAAGCCTGTACGTTTGGAGAAACTTTAGAGGGTTCATAACTATATAACCTGGTTCCGTCAGGGTTATCTGAAACTTTTGTTGTTAACAAAGTATTTTTTAGTACGCCAGAAACCTTTGAGTTTTGTTTAGCAATAGTGTCATTTGCCGTTCCTCCAGCACCTTTTCCAGCAGCTGCATAAGTTGTTGTTCCAGAAAAAGGCTTTTCGTCAAAAATTATACTTCCATTCATGGTGAAGCCTTTTCTATAGTCTTTATTCGTCCAGTGACTTTCAAGACCTGCTGGGTGTGACACAATTTCTGTTCCAAATTGCCCACGTCCATGCTTAATAATGTTTCCAGATGCATCTACTTTTGAATAAATCCTAACTCTGCCAGTCGGATAAATCTTTTTATTAAATGCTAATTTAGAAAAATAATCCTGATACTCCAAGAAATTAGATATCCAAACTTTACCAATTCCCTGAACTATGTACTCAATAGCATCATACTTGATTACTTCGCCGTTTGCATAAAAATATCCGTTATATCTTGTTAAAAAGTATGCTGCCTCTCCAACGCTAAATGTATTATAAAAAACACCGCTATTTGCAGTAAAGGTAATTGAACCAGCAACTACGTGTGGCAAGTTAACTGTAATTTGAGTAGAACTATCTACAGAAACAACTTGAACACTATTGCTTCCGAATAATCCACTTCCAGAAACCTTTGTAAGTGTTTGTCCTGCTGCCATGCCTGTAGTAGAAGTAAGAGTTATTGTCGAAGACCCTAAAACAAGAGTTGCTGTTTTTGTTTGTTCTGTAGGAATGTAGACAGGAATATTATCAGAAAGGTCTGTTGCTAGTGGCATTGCCCCTAAGCCATACCCAGACATAGAATTTTGTGTTTTTGTTTGTTCTAGTGGTGGTGCTTCCCATAACAAAGCAGCTTTATAAATCCAGCTTCTGCCTTTATCTACTTCTAGTTTTTGCATAATAGTGTTTTCTCTTTGAATACTTTTTGCAGAATAAGTTATCTTACCATCATTATAAATGTCTGATACTTTTGACGCTACCCCCATAATGTTTGCAAGCTTTGTGTTCCTAATTTTAATGTTTAAATCTGCAGAAGTAGTATAGTCCTGAGAGCCATAAAGAACAAAGTCTGTAGAACGTTGGTCTTCTGTTGGCATAGAATAGTTTTTACTCATAACAACAAAATTGTTATACTCATCAAAGAACATCATGTGTTGTGTTGATACAGCCAGACCTTGCAAAACTTGGGCTATGC